GTCTTCGAGTTTAGGGCAGACGGCAACCGCTGCCTGATTGAGGAACCCGAGTGGTCTCCTGCCCCTGAACCTGAACCGGTCCATGAGTACGCACCAGAGGAGAACTTCTGGGGTGACTCGTCACGAGACGAGGATGCAACTTGGTGGAGTTGATTGCCGAGAGATCCATCATCAGCCTTGAGGATCTGGACTTCGATCCTCACTGGCGATGCGAAGGCAGGGATGGTGATTCTCCCTGTGAGCGAGAGGCCAGATGGCTGGCTACTGCCGGAATGCGATGTGCCCACAATGACCAGTTGATCTGTGATGCGCACTGCGAGTACCTGAAGTCATTCCCATCCTGGAAGATTTGGGAGTGCCTGATCGATGGAGCCGAAGGCCGCCTGCTCCGGATTGTGAGGTTGCCACGTGGCTAACCGATCGAAGATCAAGGGCACCAAGGCTGAGACTGCGGTCGTCAAGTGGTTCATTGAGAACGGCTATCTCGACGCTCAACGAATTCCTTTGGCCGGCGCAGACGACCATGGGGATGTTCGACCCGTCCGGGGTCTGGTCGTCCAGGTGAAAGACGGCTACACCAATGGACGGGAGCCCAGTGACAGGCTGATCCGAGACTGGATGCAGGATCTTGCCATGCAGAGGGTCAATGGTGGCCACAGTCTTGGCCTACTGGTGCACAAGCGGCCCGGCAAGGGTAGCCCTGCCGACTGGCGCTGGTACATCAACGGGAATGCCTACAGCAAGGCGCTCGGGGGCTCGCTGCTCTGGATTCCCTATATTCAGCTCACTGGCGGAGCTGTCCTCAGGTTCCTGGACTGGTGCGGATGGAAGCCGACGCAGAGTGGTCGCGACGAGTCCTCATCGAACTCGGAGTCGAGATCACAGACGACGACCGATGGCGATCAGTCCGCTGCCCCTTCCATGGCGACCGCCATGCATCGGCCTCCGTCCATGGTGGCCGTGCCGTCTTCAACTGCCACACCTGCGGAGTGAAGGGCGATGCCATCCATGTCCTCATGTCGAGTGAGGGGATGACCTATGAAGCCGCTCTCAAGCGAGCGGAGGAACTTGCTGGAGCGAGCCTGCCAGACCTTCGAGGCACACCGAGAAGAGGTTCTAGGGTACCTAGAAGGACGCGGTATATCCCTCCGGGCCGCTGAGGACTACCGCCTCGGTTTCGTGCCTCAGACGGCCACTGAGGGTTTCGAGCAGTACGCTGGCATGCTTGCCATTCCCTACCTCACCCCTGCCGGCCCAGTGCACTTCAAGTTCAGGAGGTTGGACGACGGAAAGCCTAAGTACATCGGTCTTCCTAACGGCAACTACCTTTACAACGTCAGAGCAATCCACGACGCAGAGGATACTCTCGCGATTTGCGAAGGCGAGCTTGATGCGCTGGTGCTCAGCGTGTCAGGCGTACCGAGTGTCGGGATTCCCGGAGCTACGAATTGGCAGAAGCATTGGCGATACATCTTCGCTGACTTCTCCAGAGTGATCGCCTTCGTTGATGGCGACGACGCCGGACGCAATATGGCGAAGTCTCTTCAGGAGAAGATCGACGCCCGACCGGTGATCCTGCCAGACGGCATGGATGTCTCTGATGTCCTCATGGAGGACTGGGGACTTGATTGGATCAAGGGGAAGATTTGAGGCTGCTTGATCTCTGCTGCGGAGCGGGGGGGGCAGCCAAGGGCTATCAGGCCGCCGGCTTTGAAGTGGTGGGGGTGGACATCGCACCTCGCCCCACCTATCCGGGAGCCTTCATTCAGGCCGACGCCATCGAATATGCCCTGGAGCACATCCACGAATTCGATGCGGTTCATGGATCTCCACCCTGCCAGGACAAGTGCACTCTGAACCAGGGCACCAACAAGGCCCGTGGTTTCATCTATCCCAAGCTCTACAAGCCGATGAGGGATGTTTTCGAGATGGCCGGGATTCCTGCCGTCATAGAGAATCCCGAGTCCCGACCCGATGTGATGCTCTGCGGGGAGATGTTCTCCCTCGGGGTCCTGCGCCATCGCAAGTTTGAACTGCATCACTGGTCGATGGCCAAGCCCAAGCATGTGAAGCATCGTGGTCGTGTTCGTGGTTATCGCCATGGTCAGTGGTACGACGGCCCTTATATCGCCGCCTATGGCAGTGGTGGCGGCAAGGGGAATGTCCAGGAGATGCAGAAAGCAATGGGCATCGACTGGACGGAGGACCATCACGAACTGACCGAGGCAATCCCGCCGGCTTACACCAAGTTCATCGGTGATGCCCTCATGGCTCACCTTCTGGCACAGAAAGAAGCTGCATGAGCAAGACGAAGAAGGTTCCCAGAGAGCACGAAGACATCCCCATGGCTGTTGACTGGGATGCTATCGAGGATCTGAACTTCGCTGAGGACTATGACCCGCTGAACGATCCCATGACTCCCGAAGAGGAGGAGATGGAAGCTCAGGACTACGAGGCTGAAGCCCCGCTCAGTCCTGCTGGTGTCGCCTACATCTCTGGCCCCATGAGGGGCAAGGCCAACTTCAACTATGACCTGTTCAATGAGGTGGAGACTCAGCTCGTTGCTCATGGCTGGGAGGTTCTGAACCCCACTCGCCACTTCGATGGGGATCAGACTCGGGAGCCTGCGGAGTACATGGCTCTCGACCTCGAAGACGTGATCAAGGCCGATGCCGTCTTCCTCCTGCCTGGCTGGCAGGACAGTGAAGGGGCACGCCTGGAGTACCAGGCGGCCAAGTTCCTGGGCAAGCAGTTCTTTTACGTGAACGGTGCCAGCCAGGCTGAGCCGGCCGAGATGGAGGCCGCCAGCCTCGTCCGCTCTGGCAAGCGTGAGGCCCAGTACGGGCACCCTGGAGAGGACTTCCGCCGCACCGCTGGCATGTGGTCCGGTTACCTGCTCTCCAAGCTGAAGCCTGGCGAGAGCATCACGCCACTGGACGTGGCACTGATGATGGTCCACCTGAAGACTTCGCGACTGATGGGTGATCCTGCCCATCGGGATTCCCTTGTTGACGCCCATGGCTATCTGACTTGCTTTGAGAAGGTATTGGAGACGTTGAAGTGACCGAGGCGCAGCCGCTTTGGGAAAGCAACCACCCCTACTACTGCACTGAGGGCTCCTATCACGAGACCTACGATTCATGGGCCGACTTCCTTTTCGAATGGTGGGACAGTGACCCTGATATGAACCTGGCCTTTCGCTGGGACTGGCGTAAGCCAGATCCGGAGGACTATGAGGCAGGCGAAGAGGTGCCATTCGGGGTGCTTGAGGTGTTCTTCCTCTTGCAGCGCAGGGGGATACTGACTTCTACCGAGTGCAAGATCAAGCGCGAGGACGAGTCTGCCGTGAGGGCATGGCTCCAGGATCGGGTGAGGACTCTGGCTGCTATCTGGAGTCCGATCGAGGTGAAAGCGTGAGTCTGACTTGGAAGTTCTCCAAGGGAGAGCTGATCTTCCAGTTTGACAATGGCACTCGCCGTGTCGAGTGGGAGATTCCTCGGGATACCGATGAGGCTGCCCTTCTGGACAAGCTCCGGGACATCGTTGAGGTTGCTTCACCAAGCGCGAAGTTGATTGCCCAGTCGCTTGGCGTGAACCCGAATGACCTTCGGCCCGTTACTGATCCGAATCCAACAGGTCTGAATGTCTCCGTCCCCAAGGTGACGGGAGTCCCCTGGAACGACGAAGGGGATATCGACAAGCTCCCCATCATGTGAATACCTGCTGGTGAATAATCGACATTCTGCCATGATGATCTCATGAAGATCCTGACGGCAGATATCGAGACATCACCGAACCTGGCTCATGTATGGGGACTGTGGAATCAGAACATTGGGCTTCCTCAGCTCTTGGAGTCTGGGGAAGTCCTCTGTCTGTCTACCAAGTGGCGTCACGAGAACAAGACTCAGTTCTTCTCCGTCCATCGTGACGGAAAGGCTGGGATGCTTGAGGCCACTCGGGATCTGCTTGATGAGGCCGATGCTCTGGTCACCTGGAACGGTGACCGGTTCGATATCCCTCACCTGAACCGGGAGTTCCTGGAACAGGGGATGGATGCGCCGGCTCCGTACCGGAGCATCGACCTTATCCACACAGTCAAGCGGCGGTTTCGATTCCCCAGCAACAAGCTGGATTACGTGGCCAGCCGGCTGGGCTTCGGCCACAAGGTAAGCCACACCGGTCATCAGCTCTGGATTGACTGCCTCAAGGGCGATGAGGATGCCTGGCGGCTCATGGAGAAGTACAACCGCCAGGATGTGATCCTGACGGAGAAGCTGTACGACAAGCTACTTCCGTGGATCGTCGGGCATCCCGTTGTCGGCCTCTACGAGGAAGAGATCCACGACTCTTGCCCCGCTTGCGGATCGGCCGATCTCCAGAAGCGCGGCTTCGCCTACACCGGTCTCAGTCGCTATCAGCGGTTCTTCTGCACCGACTGCGGTAAGTGGTCCCGAGGAAAGACGAACCTCGGGTCGGTCAACGTTCGAGGTGAGGTGGCGTGCTGATGGTCGGCAATGACGATTGGGTGCAGTGGGTAGAGCCGATTGCCACGGCTGAGGCCGCCAAGGTTGCCTCTCGATTCCGTGGAATCGTTGAGTCCGATGATGTGGTCAATGAGCTTTGGGTGTGGATGCTTGAGCATCCCGACAAGGTTCAGGAGTGGTACGAAAACGAGGATGTGACCATGGCCGGCTTCGCCTTGATGGTCGAGGCCAAGCGGTACGCCAAGCGAGAGAAGGCATCTCGATCTGGCTACTCCGTTCAGGATGAGCACTACTACACGGTTCCCGTCCTCCGGGAGCTGATGGCTGACGTGTTCGACCATGACGGCTGGTCTCTCCAGTCCACTCCGAGCGATGGCCAGCCGAAGGCCAAGGCCGATCCTCGCATGTCTGGTGAGCGCATGGTGATGCTTGCCGATGTGTCGCAGGCGCTCCAGTCGCTCCCCCAGGCCCATTACAACGTCCTGGTGTGGAGGTGGAAGTACGACTACTCGGATGAGCTTCTAGCGGCCGAACTCGACTGCACTGAGGAGGCGGCCCAGAAGCGCATACAGAGGGCGCTCAAGGCCCTTCAGAGGGCTCTTGGGGGCACTGACCCATTCAGGGAGTACACAGGCTCCAGGAAGGCCAAGAGCAACGCTCAGGCCATGGCCGAGACCCAAGGGCAGATCAATGGATGACGAGACCTGCTATATCCATGGCGTGAAGGAACCAGTCACACCCGAGACATATCGAGTGTGCTTCGAGTGCAATCACGCCTATACCGAGCAAGGGCTACTTGATGAGCACAACAAGATCCTTGCCAGACTCGGAGGCGAGCGAGAGATTTTCGCCAATCGAGTTGTGACCTGTCCGCTCTGTGTTCATGACTTCTGAGAAAGGATCGCACGTGACTGAGATCAAGGTCGGGGACAAGTACGAATACGCCGATACCATAATTGAAGTCCTCCATGTCGGCAATGAGAGGGTCTTCATTCGTCGCCAGGGCGGCAGTGAGACCAGCCTCCCCATCGCTTTCGTTGAGACTCTGCCCAAGGTCGAACCTTTCTTCGAGGTCGGCAAGACGTATCGCCATGCTGATCACGGGGATGTCTTCGAGGTTCGCTCCGTGGACGCCATTGGTGATCGGCGTATGGCCTTCGGTCGGGCATCATGGCCCGACGAGGATCAGCAGCATGTCACCACCCGCCGCAATTTTGATGGCTATGAGGAAGTCAAGGACTCGGAGTGACAACCCACTTCGCCAACCTGAGCCGGGGCCTTCTCTGCCCCGGCTTTTCCTATGACTGGCACTACTCCCATATCCAGTCAACACACTGCGAACAGAAGCAATGGGACAAGGTCATCATGGGTGCCGGCGTAGACCTGCTCTATCGCCTGGCCACCGATGAACCGGTCATCGTGCATGACCTGTCCGAGAAGAACCGTCCCACAAGGGCGACATGGCAAGGGGTCGAGTGGATTCGTTACGCAGCGTCCCGCTGCTGGAACCTCCCCTACGAGGGAGTTCGGGGCCGAGGTGGGAGATCGATGGAGCAGTATTTCTCCACGGTCTACCGGGAGGATCTGCCACTTCTGCCCAGCCTGAGGAAGTACGTGGTCCACAGGAACAGTCCCATCCGGATGGTGGGTCTGGATTGCCGAGACTTGATGGAGGCTACATGTCCGGTCCGCAGCGCGGAGACTTCGGAGTCATCTCCTACAACTCGCCTGGAGGCCGTCTGATCACGCTCGGAGAGCGCCTGATGAACGCCCTTGGCGACAAGGGCAAGCCTCAGTACGATCACGCCTTCGTCGCGGTCGAGGTGATTCCCGAGAGCAATGCCGTCAAGGTGATCGAGGCCAAGCCCAGTGGTGCCGGCTTCGGCCATTATGCCATTGACGATCCCCGGATCGCCTGGTCTCACCGGAACCTGAGTGACTGGCAGCGGGACCTTATGGTGAACACTGCCAGGAAGTGTCTCGATATCCCGTACTCATGGCTGGACTACTGGGCCATTGCGGCTCACTCGCTCCACCTACCGATCCCCGGACTCAGGGAATACATCGAGTCCACTGGTCACATGATCTGTTCTCAGTTGGTGGACTTCTGTGCCGAGAGTGCACAGGATTTCCTCTTCAACGACAATCGCTGGTGCGGTTACGTCACTCCGTCTGAGCTTGGAGAGTTCTGTTCATGAGTTGGGCAATCGTCATCGGCGCAGTCCTCTTCGTCCTCCTGTTCACCATCTGGCTCACCATGGGGGACGATGATGACTACCTCCTCTGAGATCCGCTTCAGGTCTGACTTCACGGTTGACCTACAGGACTGCATGGGCACTGACATCCGAGTGGTTGAAGCCGCTCGGGTGAAGCGGGATATCGACCTGGCGGCGCTAGCTCCAGGGATTCCGGAACGGGGCCTTCTCAATATGCTCATGCGGGACCGACACGGTACCCCATGGGAGCACGTGGTGTTCACCTTCTACATCGAAGCACCGATCTTCGTGGCCCGCGAGGCCCATCGTCACCGGATCGCCTCCATCAATGAGGAGTCCGGCCGGTACAAGGAATTGAAGCCGGTCTTCTACCTGCCTGTTGATGATCGCCCTCTGATCCAAGAGGGAAAGCCTGGAGCCTACACCTTCAAGCATGGCGGGCTCTGGGAGATGGCTACCGTCTCCGACGTGACCCGAGAGTCCAGCGCTCGTGCCTACGCTGCCTATCAGGAGATGCTTGACGCCGGCATTGCCCGTGAGGTGGCCCGCATGGTGCTACCGGTCAACATCTACACGTCGTGGTATCTGACGATCAACCTTCGGTCTCTCTTCAACTTCCTGTCTCTGAGGAACAAGACGGACAAGACGACAGTTCCCACCTTCCCCATGTGGGAGATTCAGGAGGTAGCCAATCAGATGGAAGCTCTGGCTGCTACGGTAGTGCCGGAGTCCATGAAGCTGTTCAATGAGAATGGGAGGGTCAGCCCATGAAGGAGAGGGATGACCTGATTGAGTTTATCCAGAGGTTCGGCGGTAACGCCGGACATGCCATCGCCCTCCCTGGGCTGATCAACGCCTTCGAGGCTGCGGTTCGAGCCGATCAGTCTCGCAAGGATGCGGAGAAGATCCGCAACCAGGATCGTGACTACTACTACGACGAGGCGGCCGAAGGCATCTGGTTTAAGGCCGCTGACCTCATCGACCCGGACAAGGACGACTGAGGGCATGAGAGAGGTAAGGGTAATGGGAATCTTCAAGAAGAAGGACCCGATTCAGCGCGATAAGGACGGCAAGCCGATCATCTGCGACTGCCCCGATGGGGCGGATCACCCCTGCGACGGCAAGGGTTGGTGTCGTCCCGGCAAGTGAGCATGAGAGAGGGCGCCAGCAGGTAATCCGCTGGACGGAACCGGCGCCCTTCGTGCCCCTCATGGGCATTCTCTATGCTGCCACAGGTTCAGCTACCAGGACCCACGGTCCCCAGTGGCCACCACTGCTCAGGTGACTGAAGATGTCTCTCGCCTCCTCTGCGGTGCTCACCGGTACGTCGAGGCCGAGCGCCAGACCGCTCTCATGGCACCTGGTGAGCCACTGCCAGGCGTCAGCTCCAGTCATGAACTGGAGCCGCCTGATCTCCCCATCCTCATCGGGGAGCCCGCAGGGAGCTGCGAGCCAGCAGTCCCAAATGCCGTACGTCCGTGAGCGATGGCTGTATCCGACCTTGTATCGCGGTCCCTGGACCGCTAGGCGAGTCCTCTCCATGCGACCAGTCTGCCACCGAGGGTGATGTCCTGTCAGCCAGTCAGGGTCACGACCACATCAGTGGTGCCAACTCGCCACTGGCCCTCGGTTCGCACCTTCGTGCGTACCTCGTCCTCATCGGCGTCAGGGACCCATCGCCTGATCCACGTCAGGGCCTCTGGCAGGGTGGCGTACTGGTTGCTGTGCCGGCCTGCGAGGCTGGCCACGGTCAGCGTGAACATGGGGACAGTCTACGGGCAACAAAAAAGATCCCCCGGACTCCCATCAGGGAGCCGGGGGTTTCTTTTTATGCCTTGTCTTCTGGCATGTCCTTGTCGTGTTCGGGGTCCACGTCATCGTGGATCTCCTTCGCCTCCTCAAGGATGCGTTCAGACAGGTACCGCAGGAACCTCAGGGCCTCAGCGTTGGACTCATCCGTCACGCTTGTCGAGTAGGCAAGCAGCGGCTGAGTGACAGCCGAATAGACAGTCGCCCAGAACAGGAACCAGAACCCGTTAGGGTCCATCGAGGGTCGCAGAAATTCGGCAACGACGACCACAGTAACGAACACCGCAGTCTGTATGACGCCGGCAGCACTACCGAACCAGAGCGCGAACCGGTGAAGTATGGCCTTCATGGGGAATGACTCCTAAGAGGTCACAGTCCATCGGAGTCTGTCGATCAGCTTCGCTGTCTTCTCGTCCAGATAGCCAGTGGGATCAAGCTTGAAAAGGGCCTGGAGGCCCCTCAGGGCGCTCGTTGTGGCATCGTCAAGGGAACCAGTCTCGGGCACCCTCAAAACCCGCTGAGCGAGGCATACAGCGGCCTTCTCGGGCTTCGTGGACGGGGCGATGATCGGAGCCCTTGGAAGCCAGGCAGGGAGAGCTACGGTTGCCATGCTATGCCGTCCCGATGTTGTCGTTGATCGTGGTGAGCTGAACCGTCAGATAACCGCCATACCCTTCGGCTGCGATCTCCGATGCGGAGTTCTGCTGACGGAATTCCATCTGATCCACCCAGACCAACATGCTCTCGTTCCTGACGAGATCCTGGAACTGAACGGCATTGCCGTTCTGGACCAACTGCTCAAGGGTCCTCAGGCGATCAGCGGTCCGACCCTTATAGCCGAGCTTCTGATTCGTCTTGTCCTTCTCGAAATCGAAGAACAGGAAGCTGAGCTGGAATTGCCTCTGCCTGATGGCACCAGGCATGGCCTTGACCTGCCAGGCATTGAGCACTGGCCCCTGCGTGTTGTTGGTCTGAGAGCGAGCCAGGGTGAAGCCGAGACTGATGTACTCCTGCGGAGTGGCAGGCTCAGCGATGTAGAGGTCCGTGCTCCCCGGAGGGATGCTCCCCGAGTAGGTGATCAGCGGAGTAGCCGCACCACTGGCGTCTATCGACGTGATGCTGATGGAACCAGTGAGAAGGTTCGGCGTTCTGATGCTGGCGAACTTGAAGTTCTTGGGGTCCAGCATCCCGTACCGAATCCGACCGGTCTCCATGTAGCCAGTGGCTTCCAGGACCGCAGGGTCCTCCAGATAAGTCCCCACGCCAGCGATGGAGAAGACACGCTGATTCGAGGTACCGAAGGTGGTCACGCTGGTGACCGTTCCCGTGGTATGGCTGTTCAGGTCCGAGGCATAGGCGAAGCGCTGTGCCGGCTGGACGCCTTGGTCCTGGAGGACCATACCCAGATCCACCCGATACAGACCGGAATACTGATTGTTGTTGATGGCGCTGTTGACCGTAACCCAGAAGAACCGGTCATAGCCAGTGCAGCTCTGGCATCCGCCAGAGGTCTGGAACAGCAGGGGACCATAGGCGATGTTCCCTGAGCTACTGTCGATCTGCCCGACCCTGAAGCCCCTTGTGGTGCAGATGCCCACATAGTTGCCCAGGTAGGTCACGATGTCATTGATAAGCTCACCATCGGGCATGGAACAGTTGACGTAGGCTCCACCGAGATTCGCACCAGTGCCGGTATTGTACTGAATCTTGTAGATGGATGAGGTGAAGCCGTCATGGCCGGCGACGAAGATTCCATCGGTCCCTTCGGCCCAACCGGTCCAGGTCCATCCGGCATTCGGATGGGTGTAGAGCTTCTGAGTGGACGGCAGTCCACTGATGCTCTGCGGAGGACTAGTAGGATCGGCCCCCAGCTCGTACAGGGTCGAGTTAAAGGCCGCCATGAGGCGCTGCTTCACGTAGGCGATGTTCGCCCTGGTGTAGCTGATGTCATTCGTCCAGAGCTTCGAGCCGTTACCGGCATCGGTGCCGGACCATACTCCGGCGGAGTCGGCTACGTAATACTTGGCACCCGAGGATGCGAAGCTCAGGATGGTATTGGAACCACCCCAAGTGACTGCCGTCTGAGTAGTCCCGTCATCACGAGTGACAGTGGTCCCACCGGCAGACCAGTAGTAACTATTCCCGTTGTTGGTGTAGCCCTGTACCCACTGGTTCGCTGCCGTGTTAGTAACACGGGAGTTAGTCGTCTTCAGTAGCGTGAGCTGCTGATCGACCCACGGGTTGACTCCGTAACCCGAGTGGTAGCGAACGCCGTAGTTGATGGCCCAGAGGTTGTGCTTGTCCGGGTCCTGGTAGGTCAGGCCCTCGCCACCGACGAAGGTCTGCATGGACCTGAGCCACCAGGTTGAGGTTGACTGCTCTCCAGGTTCAGAGAGGTTGTCGAACTGCGTCCTCTTGATCTCCATGAGCGTCCGGATGTATGGATGCTGGTCGTGGTCGATCTTCGAGAGCAGAGGGATGCCGGCTAGGGCATAGTCGTACCGGTCACCAGTGAGGGTGTAGGTGGCCGAGGTCTGGTCGCTTCGGCCGTCAAGCGGATAGACCGCACCTGGACCCAAGCTGAGGATGGTACCAGCCATGGCGACTCCTTAGCCGATCCGAGTGCACTTAACCCAAGAGCCAGCCTTGCGGGTAATGGCAGTGGCACCAGAGGTCCACTGGGCAAACTGGAAGTTGACGGTCCCAGAGCTTGAGGTAGTTCCGACGAACCTCTCAACGGCGACGATGAAGTTAGTCGAGGCGAACGTCTGGTACTTGGCAGAGGTATTGAAGAAGTTGACCGTGTGGCTCACGTAGTTGAGCTGAGTCGGGTCGAGAGACGAACCGTTCGTCGGAGACGGGCCGTAGCATGACCTAGCCGCCAGGGTCGAGAACGTCATGCTGCCGACGTTCCACTGAGTTGCGATGTCCGGAGCTGTGGAGTTGTTGCAGACGAAGTACCACCACAGCTCAATGTCATAGGTGGCATTGGCTGCCAGTGACACACTCAGGGAGTTGTCGTTGGTCAGCGTCGTGTTCGATACCGTCTGGTCAGTGGTGGCAACACCCCACTGGACATTGCCGATACCAGAGAAGTTGGCATTGGCGCCAGTGACATTGCCGCTCTTGTCCACCCTGAAGACGTTCAGGGTGGTGCCCACAGCGGCATTGATCAGGTCTCCGGTCTGACCGGTCGGAGCGTTGATCTGAACCGGCACAGTGGCGACAGCGCCATTGGAGACGATGGCCCCACCGTCAGAGTTGACAGTGAATCGGCTGTTGCCGTTGACCGTGGCACTGATCAGACTGCCCGTCTGGCCACTGGGAGCCGAGAGTGTCAGCGGCACTGTGGATGCAGTGGCAGGACTGATCACTGTACCGCCGTCAGGGCCGACGACGTGCTTCCAGACGTTGTTTACCTCAAGGGTCATCAGGTTGCCCGTCATGCCAGACGGGCCGTTGATGGTCAGAGGTACCGTCGATGCCGTGGCCGGCGTGATGGTCGTAGCACCATCACCAGAGACGACCAGCTTGTTGACGCCATTGGCTTGGAGCTGGGCGAGGGTGGTGACACCACTCGGACCGTTCGCTGTGAGCGGAACCGCAGAGCTGCTGTCCGGAGTGAGGGTGAGCTGACCGTTAACGCCTACGACCAACAGGTTGTTATTACCCGGCTGGTTCTGGAATACGGCGAGGTTGGCGGTACCGCCAGAGTCCAGGCCCCGCTTAAGGGTGAACTGCGTAGTGTCCGTGCCACTGGACCCCACTGTCAGAGAGTTGGTCCCGACGCTCACCGCAGAGTTGATGGTGGGTCCGGTCAGCGTCTTATTGGTGAGGGTCTGAGTGTCGGTGGTACCGACCACGGAGCCAGTGATGCCGTGCACTCCGGAGGAGTTGGCGATGTGCGTCTGAAGGTCCGTGAAGTCACGGGCAGACGCCACGTGCTTGACCACTGCGCCGGCAGAGTGCACGGAGCCGGAAGTGCCATCGACAGCACGGTTCACGTTCAGCGTGAGACCAGAGGCCGACGTGACATCGACCAGTTCCTCAGAGCTGCTTCCGTAGTCCAGGGCCAGCGTATACGGGAAGCTGGTCGGGAAGCCCGTGGTGGACCCCACTGTGATGGACGTGGCGGTAGAGGTTACCGAATTGGAAAGAGTCGTCTGCTGGGCAGTCGAGGAGTAATAACGCGCGTTGGCCATGGGCTATCACCTGTTGTAGTGCGCCGTGGTCTGGAAGCGCTCCATGAGCCGCTGCCGTTCCTCGGAAAGCCGCTGCTGATACTGCTGCCAGAAATACTGAGAAGCCTTGGATGCCGACTGCACAGGAACGAGGCTCGCCCGCTCGCTCTGCTCAATGGCGCCCTGCTGGAGGCGAGCTGTCTCATAGGAGGAGATCAGCCGAGCACAGGCACCGAACACGATGATGTCCGAATACCTATTGGCGTCACTGTTCCAGCCCGTGACCGTGCCAACGTCATCGGTGTCATTGACCAGAGGCGAAGGCTCCGCCTGGTAGGTCACCCAGATACTTCGACCTGGAGTCACGGGGTCAAGAACCTGGATTGACTTACCCGTGGGGAATCGGGTGGTGTTCGCCATCGGGTTGAATCGATAGTGATAGTTGGCGAAGTTGATCTGAGATGGGCCAACCGTGTCCGAGTGAACCTGGATAATGTCCACCACATCGACAGGGAGACCGTACTCGTACTGCGGAGCAGACTTCGTGACAGTCGTGGACTTCACCACGAAGACATCCGGGAACATCCCGAGGATGGTGTCATTGATGGCCTGCTTGATGGCGGCCCTGGGGAATGTGGGGTCATTGACAATGAGAGCGTTCTGCGCATGCGAAGCCGCAACGGTTCCCTCAACTCCCCGGCCATTCGTTCCGGCAAGGACGGTGAGCTGAGCTGTAGACCGGTTGATGTTGCTGATCAGGATCAGCTCATCATCGATCTGAATAAGGCCGTTGGACAGATTCTCCAGGGTGCTGGGATCGGCCGCAATGGTGGTGTCGGTTGATCCCACTGCCACCGTTGCAAAGCTGTACTGCTCTTGATCCTTGGTTAAGTAAAGCCAAGCAACGATTGTCGCACTCGGGCGACAAGCTGAGCATACGTATACGTGGCCATACGGCATCACCCCCTGGCGAAATCTGTCTCGGCTGTTATAGTGACCATATGACGAACTTTGATCGCTATGAGATAGTTGGAGAATGCTGGGAGTGGACTGGTTCCCTGTTCAAGACTGGCTATGGAAGATGCTGGGATAGCCAAGCCAAAAAGGTCCGGCGGGCACATGTGATCTCCTACGAGATTCATCATGGTCCGGTTCCGAATGGGATGGTTGTGGCTCACTCCTGCGACAATAGGAAGTGCGTCAATCCAGACCACCTCTCTACTAAGACTCAGCGAGACAATCTGCTAGAGATGATCGAAAAGGGGCGGGCCAGCAATGGCCGGCGCGAGCGCACCCATTGCCCGAAGAACCACCCCTATGACGAGGAGAATACATGCCATAAGAAGAATGGCCAGCGTTCATGCCGCGCGTGTGGTCGTGACTACTACTACCGAACCAAGGTGGCCTAGCCAAGAAGGCTTTGCCTTACCCTGGCTACTAGCGTTGCATAGGTGTAGGTTGCCATCTTGGCTCCAGGAATTAGAAGGCAGCGACCTTCACGGTTACCGTGCCACCCGTAACGGTGGTCGAGACATCGCACCGGAGGTAGCGAACGGCGAGGCCGTTGTAATGGAACATGGCCGAGCCATTAGCCGTCAGGGTGTACGGGTTGGCGTTCGAGCCGGCGCCACCAAAGGACGTGGCAGTCGGCAGGGGAGTGAAGGTGGTTCCGTCAATGGAGCCCATGAACTGAACGGCACCAGCCGTGATGCCAGCAGTGGTGACCACCTGGAAGGTGGCACTGGAGCTGGCGGAGCCGAAGTCAATAGCCGTGCCCTGCCCAGAGGTGGCAGCGCTGAGCGTGGTGCCTGAGGTTACCGATCCCTCACCAATGGTGATGAAGTTCCCTCGGGGGGAGGAGATGATCGGCAGCATGGCATTGGTGGACTCGTCACGAATGGAGACAGCCTGTCCGGACACTACGCCACCTCCATGGGTGCGGCTACGTTGAAGTCACGGCCATAGGCAGCGCCGTGCTTGTCCGACTCCTCAAGAGCCTTCCGAATCTTTGGCATGGTCGTGCCGTCAGGCTGAATGCCCTGCCGGCGTGCATCCCGGTACGCCTGAAGCTCTGCATCCCATTTCTTCTGGGCAGTGGCATCGCCACCACCTTGACCGCAGTAGCCGACATTGAGCCGCTTGCCACGAACACACTCACCGAAAGTGGCGTGATCCTTGGTGAGACAAGAGCTGGAGCAGTTAGCTCCCGGCTTCGGCTTCTTTGCTCGGGGCATCAGTGGTAACCCCCTGGCTGGGCGTACTCTTCATCGGGGTACTGGAAGGTGTTGGGGATGGAGCGCTTCCGGCTTTCCACGTCATCAGCCAGAGGCGAGTACGAGCAGTCCGCCAGAGTCGGCCCAGTCTCGACAACAATCCGCTCATCCATATCCGTGAGAGTTGAAGTACCGGCAGGATCACAAGCATTGGTGATGCAGTGGTTCGGCTTCGTAGGGATGTGCTCGTTCTGGATATCGGCCATCACTTACCACCCTTGGCGTCACGCTTGCCCCTGGCGGACAGCTTGGCCATGCCTTCCTTGCCGTACTTCTTACGGCCGACAGCAGCCGCAATAGCGGCGCCCTTCTTCCCACCACCAGCCGCCTTGGCGACGGCAGCAAAACGGCCACCCTGACCAAGAGGGGCCTTCGGGTTAGGCTTCGCAGCCATGAGTTCTCCTATGTGTTCGTCGCAGGCGGCATCGGCTGCCAGGTATCCGAGTGTGGAGCAGGGGTGAGAACGGCACTCGGATCAGCAGCCGTGAAATATGTGGAGTCGATGCCCAGGCTGGCAGCGATGATGGCTGCCTTGTTGGTGTCGTTGACGACAGACACCTGTCCGCCGTAGTAGAACCATTGGGCCTGGTTCACGTCATCGAAGGTGGGGAACCTGCCGATGTGCCAGGTACCAGCGGAGTCCTGCCAGACCGACTGACCCCGGTTCTCCTTCATGAAGTACAGAGACCATCGGTAGTCCCAGCGGCCTTGGCGCTCAATCTCCTCCCAAGGCTGTAGACCTTCATAGACGTTTGGAGGGGTGAAGTACCACAGAGCCACTGGGACCACCTAATGAATCAGAACTTCGCCGCAGTGAACCACTGAGTACCGTCAGAGAGGACGATCAGGCCGCCAGCAGTGGCAGCCGCACCAACGGCAATGGTGCCGTTCGTGGTGCTATTGATCTTGTCCGAACCCGAGGTCGTGACAGTCACCGTGTAGGTGGCCGTGGTGTCACGGGTGAAGTAGTACGGACGACCAGCGGGAACCGAAGAGGCCAGCGGGAGCGTCAGCGTGACGTTCGCAGTGGGAGCCTCAACAGACACGTAATAGTCGTTGTTGGTCAGCGTGTAGTTGCCAGCCTTGACGGCAGTGGTAAAGGCGATGTCGTCCTTATCGGACATGCTCTCTCCTTCCAAGAGAAAGGGGCCGACCTTCGAAGAGGCCGACCCCACTAACTAACTAGGATCAGGAGTTGTCGATGGACGACGTGCACTCGATCCGAACGAGAGCTTCCTCGCGGTAGATGGCCCAGCCGGCAACGCCGTACCAGCCAATCGGGCGAGCCCGCATCAGCTTGTCGGTAACCGGACCCACGATGACGTGGAAGTCCTCAGCGACGGCCTCAGCAAGGGCCTGCTGGCCCGCCATGTAGGTCCGGAATCGCTTGACGGTGTTGCCACCGGAACCGGCATCGTCGGTGTTGTAGCACCGAGGCGACTCGATGAAGAACGCACCTTCATACTGGCCGATCTCACCAGCCCAGATGGAACCGGGAGCGGAGTAGACGTGCGGGTCACGCCAGGCCGCAGAACCGGTCTCCTGACGGAGGTCAAGGGAGACCTCCGGGTGAATGGAGGTCCAGTACAGGGAGCCCCTCTTCGGGAACGCCTTATTGGTCCGGAGCTTCGCGACAGCCAGACGGATCATGTTCGAAGACATGGTGTCCGTGGAGACCATCGCGGTAGAGGCCGGCGGAGCCGAGCCGCTGGGGGTGTAGCTGACGGTACCGTTCAGCTTGCGAATGACGTTGCCGTTGGTGGTACCGGTGTCAGTCGCAGAGCTGTGACGGAGGACGTTCTGAACCAGCGTGTCAACGCTGTCGCCCATGTTATAGGCAACGATGTTGGCGATAGCCGGGTCAACATCGGAGAGGCTGAACAGGTTCAGCTTCCGAGTCCGAAGGACGGCGTTGCCGTACTCGTTCAGAGTCAGCGTGACCGTGTTCGGGTTGCCGATGGCAACCGCGTCAGGGTCCACGTCCTCAGTGAGGGCAGTGGTCGCCTGAGCGAGATCCTGGTAGCGCTCCAGGGTGATGGAGCTACCGGGCATCGCCTGCTGTGCAGGGCGCTTGTCGGCAACGTCGCGGAAGAGAGGCTGCGAACGAAGGGCGAACTCAACCAGCCGGTCGTAGGCCGTCTGGACGAGAGAGCCCATAGCAGCGGTATCGGTGTAGGCGTTAGCCATATGGACTCACCTCCTTAGGTGAGAAAAGGGGTTGGGCTCAGTAGGCCCAGCCGTGATTTCGCAGTACGGTGAACAGCTCATCAGCGTCAGTCGCGGAGCGAAGTGCACCGTTGATCTCGGCGTTGTTCGACGGAGGAACACCATCGACGCCAGCCATCTGCATCCGAAGGAATGCCTGCTGCATGTCCTCCGGGACAGCCGGAGGCGCAGGCGGATTCGGGGTGCCCTCCTGTGAGCCCGTGCCTTCAGGGCTCGCACCACCGAACAGAGAGGCGTTTTCCGCCACCCAGGCATTAACCTTGTCGGGATCAGGATCACCGTTGTAGAACTTCGCAACCTGCGGGTTGAGGCCCTTCTGCTCAATCAGGGACGAAACCGCTGCGCGACGGTTCTGCTCACTGATCTTCGAGAGCTGGGCTTCAAGGTCGGCAATCCGCTTCGAGTCAGCCTCGGCCTTCTCTCGCAGTGCCTTCATGGCATTGGTCTCCTGCTGGCCATCTCCGCCATAACCCATGCCAAGCTGTTCGAACTGTCCGTCCATTACATTTCTCCCTATGAGATGAGCGCCGGCCAACCGCACAGATGGGGGACTGTGCTGGTGCTCCGACTACCGGTTCGACCTACCAGTGATCCCGGCTGTTTCACTGGCGTTGTGGCCCAGGTCAGATTTGAACTGACGATCTCCTGCTTATGAGGCAGGCGAGATGACCTAGCTTCTCCACTGGGCGTTGATGCCAAATAGGGCGTTATGCCTAGGTCAGGCATAAGGCGAAATCTGGCATGAATGACGCAATGATTCCGTCAATGCGTCAGATTCGGGCCTGCTCCAGGCCGCCGTTCGATCCACCGCGAGAGCCACTGAAGGTGGCTTGCTCTTGCTGCTCCAGGGCCTTGCGGGCATTGACCGCATTGGCGTCACCAAGCAGGGCCTCTTGCTCTGCCGTGGTGTTGCTGTAGTTCCGGCCGTAGATGCTGCCCAGCATGTTCAGAGTGTTCGCCTCGGGGGCGATGTTCTGGAGGGCATTGGCAGCCTGGCTGTAGTTGACGCCTCGCCTGGCGGCTTCCTCGGCAACGGACTGGTTCGTCAGGCCAAGGCCGCTCTGCTGGCCAGCAGCACCGATCTGAGCGGACGTAGCCTGCTGCTGGAGGACGTTGAAGGCTGTATCGGCGTCGAGGTAGTGAGCCGCAATGTGCGACTCGTCCAGGCCGTAATACTGCTTCAGTGCATCCTTCACGCCCTGTGGTGCGTTGACTGCCTGCTGGTACGCCAGGTTGACACGGTTCTGGAATTCGGACGCTGAGATGTCCTTGGCGATCAGATCCGTGTATGCACTGGTCGAGTCATAGAAACCCTTGGGCAGACCGCTGGCTTGGATGACCTGTGCGTAGGCTCGCTCCGTGGCGATGTACTCCGCAGGAGACAGGGCCGGCAGGCCGTTCTTGATGCGGATCTGGTTCGCCGCGAAGCGCTTCTGATACTCCGGGGTCTGCTGGAGCAGGGTCGTAATAGTGTCAGCCCCGAAGCCCTGCTGTACGTATTGGAGGATCTTCGGTGCCAGGGTATCGAGGCCGTAGCTCTTGAAGAGAGCCGACAGGGCATCGAAGGCGTTCCGGTCGGTACCAGTCAGGTCGTTGATCTGCTGCTGGTATGACGAGGGAGCTGGAATGGGTCCGCCCGTAACGCGCTCACCGCCAGATATGGTCCCC